CTGCCTCTACGATAGGCCACAGTTCTTCAAGGCTTGCGCGGCCCTTAGCTTTCATTTTATTAAAAGCGAGAACAATATTTGGAAGTTTTTCTTTGCCTATACCTGCGGCGATATTCCCGAGAGTTTCCATTGTCGGAATAATGTCACTGGCTGCGAAGCCCACGCCTAACATGCTTTTAGCATATCCGATTAATTCAGTCTGCTCAAAGGGAGTAGCCGCGGCAAACTTAGCAATATCACCCAATAATGCTTTGGCTTTTTCAGCACTGCCGAGAATAGTAGTAAACGCTATTTCAGTCTGCTCCATGTCCCCGGCAGTTTTCAGGAATACCGCACCAAGCCCGAGAGCAGCAGCGGAAGCGATCATAATGCCGGTTTTAACGGCGGCCATGCGCTTGTCATAACGGTCAAGTTTCTTTTCATCAACTTGAAAACCGAGAGCCGTGATAAGTTCTCTTACAACTATGGCGATACCTCCTTTCTATTTCTGTTCGGGCCGAGTGCCATCCATGGCAAGGTCATAATCATCTTCCATCTGCAATATGGCATGAGCTTTTAAAATCTCTTCATAAGTCCATTCCCATTTAAGCTCATGAAGAGGGACGCCTTTTGACTGCCATATTTTCCAGATAGGATATTCTAATTCAACTTCAGGATCAAGCGATCCAATGTTTCCGATCTTATTGGTTATTTCTCTCCGATTTCGTTGGCCTTTTCGGACATAAGGGTTGTTAACCGGGAACCAATACCCTTGGCCTTGGCGAAAAAATCGGGAAAATTAACCTCTAAAACAAATACCATCAGAGGATATATAGTCATAAGCTTTCCCTGAAAAACAGTGTTTATCTGACTGTCAAACTCCTGCGGTCTTGTCGAGTCAAAGACTACCATAAGAGGTGTACCGGCATCAGATTTTATTGTGCATGAAACCTGAGATAGCAACTGCTTGATCAGGATTATGAAAAGATCTTCATTCATCTGCTCGAAAAGCGACTGAATTGCCCTGCTTACACCTTCTCCGTTTATCTTTGCTTCGGAGAGTGATTTTGTATTATCGATACTTCCCAGAAACATACCCAGGGATGGACCTATAACCTTAATCAAGGTAGCCTTTAACCGGAGAGCCGTAATTGCCGGAAAAGGCACCACCTTGAATTCTATTTCGTCTATTACCTTTGATTTCGGATCAAACATTGTTTACCATTCCTTATATTAAACTACTTCCCAGGATGCCTTCAATGGCAACCTGTCCTGTGTCAAACACCCATGCACGCGGTTCAAGGTCTTTTGACGCTGCATAATCAGGGCATTTTTTAATCCATGCATGAGGCCAGAAAAATATTGATCCGCCGCTAAGATCGGTAATAGATAAAGGCCCTATCCCCTTATTCGTTAACCTGTCAGCTTCCATAAAGCCGGTCAATATCGTATTGCTGGGAGATGTCTGAAGTAATGTTGTTGTAACTTCAGAAGTATAATCATTCCCCCTCACCCTTGCGACTTCTCCATCAGCTCCGATTTTTTTGGTGTATCGGTCACTTGAAGCAGTAACCTGAATAAAGGTTCCATCATCAAAACCGCTGATCGGGATACCGCAAAAAGTCATAATTACTTCTTTAGGATCGTATGTTTGCATTTTATTCCACCTTCCTTATAGTGATACTACGCCGTCAATTTCGGTCTTGTGTATTGCCCCTGCAAGTGTCGCAGTAAATTTAACATCAGGCATTAACCTTGCCGCTTTATCGTTGGCTGATACTTTTGCTACTTTTGGATATGTGATGTCTATACTGCCAGCTGCCAGCAGACCTACAGCAACGCCCTCTTCAAGAGCTGATCTGAGTTGTCCGACTATAATCTGTACTCCTGTATCTGTAAATGGAACCTTGTCGAGCTGTGTAATTGGTGTAAATACAAGGTTCTGAATACGAGCTTTCAGCCAGTCAATACCATGCATAACATCGAGATATTCACCTGTTCCGACAGTACCGTATCTGGTTATTGAAACTCCCGCTACGGCCGTATACACGTTCACATTTCGAAGAAAGGCTTGTGTGAACTGAGAGGATTGTAAGCCGTATGTCGCCACTCCTGAAAGAGTTTTAAACGCCCAGGTTGCTGAACCGGGATCTTTCGGGAATAACTTTCCAAACCATGCAGCATCAGGACAATCATCATCTGTTGATGTTTCAACATTCGGGGAATAAAATACGGCTGATCTGTCAAGACTGTTTGTTTTAAGGTAATCAGCGATAGTCGTTGTTACTCCACTTCCGAGCATATCATCATCCGATGAAGCGAAAATACACAATCTTTCGTTTGCCTGTACCCAATCCGCGATATCCTGCTGATCTGCGTTCAATCTTGTTGCCACACAGAGTCCATACCATAAACCACCATATGATATATCTGAAGAAAGCGCTGTAAGGGCGGCATCCCATGTCTCAGTTCCATCAGCACCGGTTTTCTTTCGACCAACATAGATCCTGTCAACTGCTGTTTCCTGAGAAAATATCTTTTGAGCCGCCTGATAGATATAAGAGGTAACAGCAAAGCCAGCTTCTGATACTTCCGTCAAACTGCCATATTCTCTGATTCTTTCTGTTTCGGTAAATACCGGAGTGGTTGAAGCCATCAGAAATTCCTGAACAAGCAATATTCCGTCAAAACTTTCCATCTGCGGAGATTGAGTCTGTCTCGTTATACTCACCTTTACAATATTGTCAATATCACTCATCATGTCCTCCTATTTAATCCCCCTTTATTTCGGAGGGTTGTATTCGCCTTTATAATCAATTGCGGTCATCCATCCCGGCTTATCTTCCGCTGTAGATGCATAACCAAAAACCACTTCAAGCAGAAATCGCTGTTCATTCTGCTCATCTAATACTTCAGATATGTTGGTTACATCCCCCGCTTTTCTTAAAGACAAGCCGAGAGTTTGAATCTTTTCCGAAACCACAAGAAAGTCTGAAGATATTCTCAGCAGATCAAGCATGTCTGCCATCATGTCCCCGTAACCTTGAATTGAAACCGTGCATTCGTTTTCATAAAGAAACTTCTGAATACCGCTTTCAACATTATCCACTTTAGTAACTACAACATTTGATTTATAGACCTGCCCTTTTTGAGGGTTCGATATTATATTCAGGGATATATATTGACTCTTTGGTCTTACACCTTTACCCCACCCCCAGACAATCTGAATTCCACTATCATCAGGCTGAGCGTCTGTATTAATAACAAAGTTGACCCATTCCCATATATTATCTTCTAAGGTCCTTCTGTTCATGCCGGAGTCTCATCTATAATATCATTTTCCTGTTCCGGAACTTCATCTTTTCGTATCATGGTACAGGCATAGTGACTTAATATACCATTTTGCCAAGGCTCAACAAGAATTACTTCATACGGATTCCCGTCTATAGTTACAATGTCGCCGGATATTTGAGTAATTGGATCAGCTGCAATTAGCTTTACAGCGGTTATGAATTCCATAATACTAATGAGCCTTTTACCTTCCATCAAGGCCTGTGCCTTGTTTCCAGATGCCGGCTGAAGAGATCCGGTTACATTGAATGAAATAGTAGAGCCGTCTACCCATCTGCCCTTGGTATAGCTTCCTGCACTTTTTCTGGTTACGCCCAGAGCAACTGTATTGAATAAGCTCATCGTAATTTACCTATTATCTTTCCAAAAAATCCGTTTTTCTGAATTATAAACCTAACGGATGCTCTCATCTGTCCTGTATCAATAAGCGGCTGAGATGATTTTTTCAGCTTTATTGTTCGAGCTTTCAAAGGAGGAGAGGATATTGTTTTAATCTGCCTCTTGATCCCACCCTGCGCGAATACTGCCATAGTTTTAAGCGCAATCTCGGGAGAAACCCTGCCCTCAATAATTGCTTTTACCATGCGCTCCATTCTTTTTCGAATTTCAGGTTGATTTCCGTCTACCCATGAACGTATAGAAGATCGTTCGGGAATTCCCATCTTTGGGCTTCCGTATTCATGAACAGCGGCCAGAGCTGCCATATTAATATATGCCGCACTCTTCTTACCTTTTTTTTTTTTTTTATGAGATTTATCACCTTCGATATATCCAATTTTAACATAAGACCCTCGGAGTAATTTGAAATCATTTAATATCCGATTAAGCTTTGTACGGTCATCTTTGACTAATTTAATCGCTCGGTCTGACATCAAAAAACACCTTCATTAACACTGAAAGCAGGTCCTGCCATATTCATTAAACTTTTAAGCTGTACTCCGTAATGAGTTTGCGCCAAATCATCACTTCCCATATTCCCCGAATTGAACGAGAGGCTGAGTTTCCCTTCTGCTTTGGAGGACACGGAACCGCTTTCTCCAAGTGATCTTTTAGAGAGTGTGTACATGTGACTTGCTCTCAATGCAACCGCCTGGTCTCCGTAAACTCCAAAGTAGGCCCGACTAACCATAGTTTCAGCCATAGATATAACCGCGTCTCTGTTTGCATCAGCATAGAGAGGGGCACATATTACAGAAATTATTTCAGCCGGGCTACTCATAGATTATTCCTTATCCAGATACTTTTAATTATTTATCATCTGCTTTTTTTGAATCTGCTTTTTCTGCTTTTTCCGCATCATCCAGATCAACATCAACTGCGATTTCTTCAAGTTCGAGTTTTTTCAACCTGTCTCTGATTCTTTCTCTGATTTCAGGTCTAGATTCTTTTGCAAGCCAGAGATTAAGAGTTTCACCACTTACACATTCATCTATCAGCTTAGCGGCATTTTTTACCGGTATCTGAGTAATAGTGGAAGCAACTCTCTGAGGTTTGCCGGGAGCTGTGAGGGTTTTTTCTTCTATAACCTCAAGACTTCCCTGTTCAATGTCGAATTTGATGTGAGGCTTCATGTTCTCATATTCTGCATCACTTACTTCATTTACACCAGGGAGCAGGGTAACATGTGATCTTGCGGGCTGAAATTTATCATTTGGCAAAAATTCAACGACTTTCAGGTTTTCTTTATTCCATTTTAAAAGCATAGGTTTTTTCTCCTTGTGGTTTAAGATTTCCGGTCATATTTCAGACCGGAAATTTCTCTGTATTCTGTTGTACCTTAAATTCCGTCAGCGTAAGCCACTGAAAGAGGATAGTATACAAGCACGCCGCCACATTTTGCATGACATGGAATCTGGAACTCCATTCCCTGCTGCTGCGGTTCAAACTGCTCATACATTCTCGGTATTTCAAGTGTCAGCTTCATCGGATCTTTTGCATACGCCATCATTCTGCTTGTTCCGCCTGCACCTGCTGTTGAAAGTTCGGTCAGCCACTCGATTTTCTTGAGTACCGGGCTATTCTTCAGAATGTACTGCATGATGGTTGTATCGTTATTGGCACCCATTCTTGTATTTGCCAGAATGTTATATCTGGTAAGATCAAGAAGAAGAGTATCGGGAGCTTCCTTGCCGTAAGTGGGAACCATGATTGCAGAAACAATTCCCGTTACGTCTCTTACTATCTGGTCAGGTGTTTTTGAAGACCACAGCTTGCTTGCCCCTGTACCGTCTGCAAGAATTGTATACTCTGTTATGCCTGAAGCATTGATAAAACCGGAAAGACCATCAGCAGAGCTTCCAGTAAGACCGATTGAATTGATTTTTTCATCAATCGCACGTCTTGCCATATCAGCTTTTCTCTGATCAAGTCTTTTACCTGTCATCTGGCTTCTTCTTATATCCTCGATTGAGTAACCGTATGAAGCTCCGATTCCTTTAACCTTGGATGTTACTTCTTCCCCGTAAACATCAACTTTAGGGAAGTCCTTTGCGTAGTCTGCTATGATTTTAGCAAAACCAACGCCTGTATACTTGCGCCATGTGATCTCTGTCGCCCCTTCTCCTGCTTCTGTACTTATAGGCAGAAGATCAAACGCTTTAAGCTGTTTGTATTGAGTGTCATAGGATTTCGCCTTGACATGCTCAAGCTCACGTTTGAAAAAAGCAGATTCACCGGCATCGAGTTTAAATAAATCCTTTCTCATTATTGTATGCCTCCCTTAGTTTATCCCTTTAACTTCGAGAATGGCGAGATTACCAGACTCGTTCGATCTGAAATAACAACCACAATCATAGTTGTTTGTAGC